CCGGTCCCCGATCCTGCGACTGCTTGCTTTAGTTTCGACGTTGATCCCGTGGAGCTTGGGCATCTTTCTAATGCGGGAGATATTCAGGCACTGATGCAGTGGCTGACGGTTACCACGAATGCGCAGCAATCGTTCCAAGGCGGCATCCCGCGCATGACGCGCGAAGCCCTTCGTCGTCTCGGTAACGCTATGGGCATTGAGGACGCAGACATCTTCCTCGACGCCCCCACCATCGAGCTTGGTCCCGAAGAACGCTACATCCGTCACCTGCAAACGCAGGAGCCGATCATGACGTTTGAAGACGACCAACACGACATGTACATCGCGTACTACCGCAAAATGCAGGAAGCGGCAATCGGACGTAATGCTGACGAGTTCCAGATCATGGCGCTTCGTCAGGCAATCGACATGCACTCCATGTATGCCGCGCGTAGGCAAGACGTTATCAAGCCCGGCGCAATGGGAGACATTATCCCCGGCGTCGGCGCGGGCGCTGGCGAGATTGACAACAACATGCTCGCGGCTCTCGCTACCGGACAAACCCCGCAAGCCATGCCTCAAGGCGGCATTGGCGAAACGACCTACTAATGCTGTACCCCTACCGTTGCCTCGATTGTGGTCCGTTCGAGGTTGTCAAAAGCATGGCCGACGCCAGCCGCGCCGAAGCGTGCCCCGACTGCGGCGCGATTCAAACGCAGCAGGACTTCTCCGCTAAAAGTCTCGGCGGCTACTTGCCTAGTAGCGGCAACTGGAGCGAAGGCAAGCTAGTGCAGCAACTGCACCCAAAGCACCCAGACCGCATGGTGACTTCCCGACGCCAAATGGAGCAGGTCTACAAGAAGCACGGTATCAGCATGGAGACCGGGCATTTCAAATCTAAGGAGGCGCAAATTAACGCCACAGTGCCTCGATCCCACCGAAAATACGTTCCAGACACTGCTGTAGGCGGTGTCATCGAACAGGATTGACGATTTAAACGCTACACGCTACTCTACTTTGGAGTAGTGAAACCTTCTAACCGAGCCGAGAGGTATCCGTGTCAGAAACTACTCAAGACCCTGCACCCGAAGAAACGCAACCTGTAAGTCCCTCCGAGGAGCCGCAATCGGTAGACCTTGTAGAGGAAGCGGGAAGAGCGGCGGCAGAAATGCCGACTCCGAAGGAGCAAAAAGTTCGCTCTTTGGACGAACTCGACTTGGACGGCAGCATGCGTTCTCAGATCGAGTCTTACGTCAGTAAAGCTATCAACGAAGCAGTCTCCAAGCACGACGCTAAGCAGCAGAAGAAGCTGAGCGATGACGGTTATATGAACCGCGCTCAGATTGAAGAGTTGCTGTCGCAGAAGGACGCTGACTACCAACGGCGTGAAGCCGCTAAGGAATCATTCTTGACCGTACTAGGATCGGAGGGTCTTCACCCTGGATCCGAGGGCTACCAGAAGGTTCAAGCGACATACTCCGAGGCAGTCAGTTCCGGCAAGCTTACCCCGGAGATCTTGCTCAGCGAGGCGGGCATCCGCACCCTCGTTGCTATGTCAGGCGTTTCTAGTGCGCAAGTGACCGCTCCCCAAAGCGGCCTCGCGCGTTCGGCACCTACACCTGACGGGTCGGTAGCGTATGCAGACGGTTCGTATCAGCTAAACGTTCAGCGTGATACGGAGACTTCGATGGAGGACCGCGTTCGTCGTGCGGTCGAGGCTACCCTCAAACCCTGACCCAACTAGGAAGCAATGGCTATCCCGTCATACAACCAGTCGCTGGACACGATGGTGTCTACCGCGATTGACACCTACTCGCGCGACCCCATCAACGCTCTCACCGACTCTGGTGAGAAGTTCCTGAAGGCTGCTGCCCAAAAGGGCCGAGTCTTCATCGTCAACGACTCTGAGAATGTTCGCCACCCGGTGCTCTATGATGCCGGTGAGAACACGACGCTGTATCGGCCCGACGACATTTCGGGCGACCCGACAGTCAACAACCTGAGTGACACGGCGACGGAGATCCTGACGCACACGATCTTCGCGATGCAGGCGGCTACGCGGAACATCAACTTCCCGCAGTCGCAGCCTCCCGGCAACGTCATTGACTACGTGTCGAACGTCGTCAAGGCGAACATGATGCAGATCCTCAACCACGAGGAAATCATGTTTGTTCGTGGCGTTGTCAACGGCGGCGGCGGTTTCGTTCCTCGCGGTGCCATGCCTAACGACACGGGGGCTGCTGCTGCTTACACGGAAGGTATTCCCGTCTCCCTTCCCGGTCTGCTGTACGGCTCGTCTTCGGTTTCTCCGGTTGCGGCTGCGGGTCAAGGCGATCAGACTGCGTTTAGCTTTGCTAACCTCAAAGTTGACGACATTCCTCGCTGGGAGCCTTACCACATTGCGGCTACGGGCACCAACCACAGCGGCCTGATCGAAGACCTCCAAAAGGCCATCCTTTACGCTTCCTACTCGGAGACGGAGCGGCCCACGGATGTCATGGTTAACCTCGACACCTTCGAGAAGATGCTCGACCTGCTCCGCGAAAAGGCTGCGCTGCCGGATCCCGTCCGCGCTGACCTTGGTAAGGAGGGCACCATCGCCTTTGGCGGCATCACGATGGACTGGTCGCGTTACCTCGACAAGAGCGCTGGTTGGGACGTTATTGATCCGGAAAGCGCCACCCCCAGCTACCCGATCCTCGGCCTGAACTGGAACTCGCTGCGTCTAAACACTGTCCGTGCGGGCGGGGTTAGCGGCGACAGCATTGGCTTCATTCGCCAGATCGGTGACATGCAGCCCCACCCGCTGAAGTCCAACCTCTTCAAGCGGATCGAGTGGAAGCGCCAGTGGTCGGTCGATAACGGGCGCCGCTCGTTCTTCACGATCTACGGCAACACGACTGTAGGGTGAGGGCGGAACTGATTCTGGCGGCGGCGGTGGCGGCGGCGGCGAAAGCGGCGGCGACGACTCCGGCAGCGGCGGAAAAGGCTAGATAACAACATGGCATCACGCTCAGAACTACGAACGCGACTTCAGCGCCGTCTTGGCCTGGGCGTGGTGTCATCTGTTGAAGAAGAACGTCTCAGCGAGGCCCTGAACTCCGGCATTGCTCGCGCATTGTCTGACGGGGTTCCGGGTCTCGCTACGTGGGAGATGACGGGCGGCGTGCTAGGTCAGCTTGACCTCACGTCCGTCACCGTTACCCAACATTCCCAAAACGTAACAGTTGCAGGTGTACACGTACAAAACGACGGCGTACACCCGCGCGACATCCTTGTCGTAGTTGAGGCAGACGGCACCACAACTAAGTTTCTTATTGAGGATGTGCACGGGTCCAACTCAATCCATTTGGGTATCCCGGCAAACCGCACCATTGCGGGAACCAGCGAGTCATACATTGTGCGGCGCACGATTGAGCTACCGTCTAGCGGTCAAATCGTAGCCATCTTCCCTGTAGAGGGGCGCAGCGACAGAGGGCTAAGCCGAGAGCCGCACACTGCGCTGCGTGACCCGTTTGGCACCGGGACTCCCCGGTATTACGAGCAGAACTTCTCCGACCTGCACGACACTTCGTCTATTTCACTTTGGCCTGCGCCGACAGACACGACCAAACAGTGGACTGTCGTACAGTCGCAGTTTAAAGCTCGCCTCACTTCCGACAGCGACACGCTCGATTACACGGAAGAGGTGATCGACGCAATCCTTGAACGAGCGCGTGACTGTTACCTCACGTGGGGCGCAACGGCAAACCAGAACGACCTAACTGCGTCGTATCGGGCGCTGCGCGACACAGGCGACGCACTAAAGAACTCCAGTAACCCTAAACAGATTTACTACAAAACCTAATGGCGTGCACTTGCGGAGAAGGGCCGTTTAGCGGTTCGTGTTGCTGTGGTTCGGTTACCAACCTTAAAGGCGGTATCCATCCTGACAGCATTAAAAGCGTGTCTACCGATATATTGCTGCCTGAAAGCACGCCAGACCGCACACACTTTTCAGAGCTACTGCTGGGTGAGCCCGCGCACATTATTTCTGTGCAGGTGGCGTTGGTTGCGATTGTGCGTGACTCGGCAATTGGTAGCGAAGAAAAGCAGCTACAAGCACCGGCTACTGCCGCAGATAGCCGCATTCGCGCATCTATTCCGGCGAGCGTGTCTTTGTACACTTCGCCCGGATACTTGAACCAAACCACTACCCGAACGTACGGCGGCTTTAACCCGCCGGACAGTATCGAGCAGGACCGAGAATACTTTACGACTTGCGCCGTTACGTCATATTCGCCTACGTGGTCCAGCGGGGAAGACCTCTTTGGTTACTTTGCTGATGGCGGCGTGTTTGTAGAGTTCACTTCGCCAGATAACGACATGGGTGCGCGTGTCGTTATGAACTACGTCCCACGCCTTCAATTTCCGCCTGCATACCACGATCCGCTGGACGTAATGCAGCATTACTGGAAGTGTAGTCGCGGCGAAGAAGAGTTTCTTGAAGGCTTCTACTCTGGAACGTCTCACGAGATTATTTCAGAAGGCAGTTCCGGTTCCTTTGTCACGCCAATTGAGAGCAGCTTCTCTGGCGCTACTAACCCGTTCTCTCCGATTACGTCGGTACACACACAAGCAACGTGGTGGCCCGTCTAATGACAAAGCCGAATACGCATCGCCTCGACGAACTACCCCTTGACCGCCGTATCGCGGGCGAGGCGCGTGGTCTAGTTGACGGTACGCGCATCGGTGCCATCTACGAGCGGCGAGACATTGATCCCGTTTCCCCGCACTTTAAACGCCGTCACGGATCGCTCCGCACGACAAACATTGCGCCTAACCTGCTGGGTGTAGCGCATAACGGCGACGACGGGCGCGTTGTAGTTGACCGCGATTTCACCGACGAGATTGCGACCAACAGCGGCACGTGGACGATATTCGGCACCGTTAGCCTTGAGCCGCACGACAGCACCGAAAACGCCCTCGTGCTCTTGGCCTCCTTTGCCAGCTTCCGCCTGTACCTCTGGTACAACCCTCAGGCCGGACAACTAGACAGAATCCAATTTCAAATCTATTCCGCAAGCGGTGCGCAGGTGCAAGTTACGCCAATCGTGCCGCTGACACAGGAAAGCGGAGACACTTGGCGTTTTGTGTTTAAAAGAACGACGACGGGCGTAGCAGTAAATGCGTGGCTTGCAGGTTCGTCGCCAGTCGGGGCGGATTACGCGAGCACGGCGTCTTCTTTTGTGGACGGGCAACTAGCGTTTCTAGGCCCTTCACAGTTTGCTTCTCGTTACGCGGGAGCAACGCTCAACAACGTACTGCTGTACGACAACGACGTATTCTCTAACACTGCGGACTATGAATCCTTTGCGGCTAACACGGCGCCGGAAAAGACGCTTACTTCGCCGGGTAGCACAACGCTTCTCTGGCACAACACGTTCGCAGACGGCGGTAACCTGCTTACTTACACGAATGCGTCTTCTGAAGTTGTGGACGCTTACCTCGTCCCGAAGCCACCGCTAGTTGAACCAAGCAACGACGACGACATTCGATTTGGTGGGCACGGCGTTATTGAAATTCCGTTCTACCTAGACTTTGACGAGTATTTTTGGACTAGCACCAACCAAGCAGCGCGTCTTGAGTGGTGCTATCAACTAAAGCTGACGTTGCCGGAAATCCTTGCGCCGTCCACCGTCTTTGAGTTTCAGGATCTAATCCGTCTTGGTCTTTCAGTGGCGGGCACTGACTACTTCTTTAAAGCGCATTACAACAACAGCACAAGCAACGTTCTTAGCTCTGTGCCGCTAACGGCTGGCGGGACTTACGATGTGTTCGTTGCGCGAGACACCTCCACAAACTACCTCAACGTTAGCCAAGTTCTTTAATGGCACACGCCCTCATCATCACCGCGAAGCCCAGCGGCGGCTTGACCTACGACGACAATGACGTGGTGCAAGTCCTCGACGGCCACCAGAACCCTGGCTCGGCAGTCACGCCGACCGACAGCGGTTTCCTGTTCTGCTACATCAGCGACAAGGTCCACGACGACCCCGACGTGCTCGCGCTCATGAGTCCGTGGGAGGACGACACGCAGGACCCGCCGGAGCAGTTGGGCAAGCGTCGGTATCAGGTCACGCTCACGGGATCGGAGTTCGAGACGTGGGTGCCTGAGGACGAGGCCGAGGCCGCTGGCATTGAGAAGACCTGGGCCGAGATTCAGGCGATCACCACTGACAAGGAGGCGTGATCCGTGGTCACCGTCGTCACGAAGACCATCGGCCCCACCGGGCGCGACTACACGACGTTCACGCTGGCGGAAGCGGCGGTGGAGAGCATCGCCACAGCGGAGTTCGGCTCGACGGATCTGGTGGCGAACGACGGGGCCATCGTGTTCGAGGCGGATGCGGGGACGTATTCGGAGAACATGGCGTTCAATAGCTCGCTGACGACGGACGCGACGCGGCAGGTGACGTACAAGCCTGCGGCGGGGAGTGAGCATAATGGACTCCGTGGTGCGGGCGTGAACATAGTTGGAGAGGCCAACATATACGACGACTTCGCTACGTTCATTGCGTTGGAATTCTCAAAAAACACTATTGGCAATGCTGTTCGTCCGCAGTCAGATCAGGGCCTTGTTTTTGACGGAATTCTGTTCACGGCAGTGGCCGAGCAGTGGACCGCAATCAACACGTTCAACAACGTGGTGTCCAGGCAGGCGACTCCACACACATTCACAAACTGCGTGGTGTTCGGCGGAGCAGATTTCCAATCTGATTGCCAGTTCAATGTAATCAACTGCACATTCTACAATCGAGTATTGGTCTCGAACGCTGCCGATGTTGCTTTCACGAACTGTCTGGCTCTCGGAAGTACCGTGTATCTGGCGACTGGACACACTGGAACAACCACAGGCTCCAACAACTTCGGCGGCAGCAGCAACCCATTCCCCGTCGCCCTCCAGGGCTCCCCCTACCCGATCACCGCATCCACCGCCTACGACCCCGGCGCGGGTGACTTCGCCCTCTACGTCGGCAAGAACGGGGCGCTCCTCGACTCGCCCAATAACGACGTGATCAACGGTGGCGTCGGCCCGGCCTTGAACAGCGATGTGCCGACGACCGACATCCTTGGCGACACCCGGTCAGGCACGACGACGAACCCCGGAGCGTTCGCGTTGGCTCAGGCGACGGCGGTGCTGACGAGGACCATCGGGCCTGTTGGGCGGGACTACGCGACGTTCACGGCGGCTGAGGCTGACGTGGAGAACATCGGCGGGAGCGCGGACCTCGTGTTCGAGAACGAGCGGATCGAGTTCTTGGCGGATGCGGGGACGTACTCGGAGAACCCGTTCTTCAGTAGCTCCCTAACGACTGACGCCACGCGGCAGGTGACGTACAAGCCAGCGGCTGGAAGTGAGCATGGCGGGGATCCTGCTTCCGGCGTCATCCTTCAAGGGCAGATCAACATCAGCAGCACCGAGCAGTACCTGCTGTTCGACGGCTTGGTTAGCAAGCAACCGACTGGCGCGGGAGCCCCTTGTGTCGAGATTGGGGGTGACGGGAATGTCATCAGGTCGTGCGTTATCGTGCAAGCAGGCGACCGCGCGGCGGTACGCACTGGATTGGTTCGCGTTGCAGGGCAGCTCTCCCCGAACGTGATCGAGAACTGCGTAATCGACACAACGGCATCAAGCGCACGAAGTTGCATCGAGACGTTTGGCCGTACCGGAGGCACGTTCACGCATATCGTGAACTGCACGGGGACGGCTCATATCAACAAGACATTCATTGAATCGGCTTATACTGGAGTCACCACCAAGATCCTGAACTGCCTCAGCCTCGGAACACGCTCATACACCGAGTCGAGCGCGGCCACACTGACGGGTTCGAACAACTTCGGCGGCAGCACCGATCCCTTCCCCGTCGCCCTCCAAGGCTCGCCGTACCCGATCACTGCGACCACGAGCTTCAGCACGCCCCTCGGTGCAGGAGACTTCGCGGTCTACATGGGCGCGACCGGAGCCCTTGCCGACAAGCCGGGCAACGATGTGTGGCAACAGGGAGTCGGCCCTGGATCAAACGCAAGCGTGCCCACCACCGACATCAACGGCGTAGCGAGGAGCGGAGCGACGTGCAATCCCGGCGCGTTTGAAGCGGACGGCTACGTTGCGCCCGAAACGTTTACACGCACTGTAGGCACTAACTCGCGCGATTACAGCACGCTTCCGCTGGCTGAAGCAGCCGTTCCTACGATTGCAGGCGACGCTGATCTAACGCTTACTAACAAGCGCGTTGTATTTGACATTTACAACGACAGCGAGTTTACGGATGGCGTTTCAATTATCGGCGCTACGACAGACCACGAGCGTTACGTCACATATCAAGCTGCGGCGGGCGAAGAGCACACAGGTGACCCCAGCACCGGAGTGCGTGTAAACAGCACATCGACTGGCGTTCCAGCAATTACCGTGGGCGACAGTTACGTCCGTCTAAACCGCTTGGTAATTAAAAACGAGGTGGGTAACTTTGGGCACGTTGCTCTGTACCTCGGCCAAAGCACGGACCTTTACGGCGTGCAGGTGGATGGTTGCGTTATTGATGCGGGCACTGCCGCAGATGGCTATGCCGCGACAACGCTTTGGGCGGCTAGCGTGATCGACCGAGGCAGCGCGGTTCACCCTATTGTCATTCAAAACTGCGTGCTCTGGCACGGGCGCATTGGTGGCATTGTTGCTGGCGGGATTGGCAACGCGGTGACGACCCACCTGCACCTTACAAACAATACGTTTATCGGTTGCCGTATGGCAGTGCGTGCTTACGGCACTACGACTAACGTTTATGACGTAGAGTTTGTCAACAACATCAACATCGCTCCTTACCTTTGGCAAGCGGACGTTAGTTGGCAAGTCGGGGGTTCGTCAGCGATTATTTCTACGACTAACTCTGCCAACAACTTTGGCGCAGCTACGTCTGCCCAAACTAATTTGCAGTGGCCTGCGCTCGGGACACCTAACCCAGTGACCGGGACTACAGACACAGATCCTGGCGAAGGCGACTGGGCTATTTACGACGGCACTACTGGGCAGTTGGTGGCTTCCCCGTACAACAGCCTGTTTGCTCAAGGTGTTGGTTCGATTGCGAACGCTAGCGTTCCAGAGAAGGATCTGCTTGGCGTTGCCCGCCTTGACTCGCTCGTCGCCAACCCTGGCGCTTACGCGGGAATGGCGGGAACCCTTACAGCGGCAGAAGACAGCAGCCCGGCGTCTAACCCCGTTATTTACCTCTACGACAAAACGCTTGGTTTCCTTATTGGCGACCGCGTTGACCAACAAAACAGCGACCCGTATCGAGGTAAGGTCGAAGTG